ATCTTGTATAACAACACTCTCAAAAAGTGCTGAATCTCTTATATTTAAATCAAATACAGACTGTACGTTCTTACTAATAGTACCAAGTTCAGTATCACCAATTCTTGCGGTAGCAGCAACAGTACGAAGACCATCAGGCCCAAGGAATAGTAAGTCACCACCAAATTCTTGAATAGTGTCACCATTAACACAACCAATGTTCCTAGTAACAGCAGTCATAGAAAAATCAGCCTGACTATTGCCTGTTAATTTAAAAATTCTATTAGAACAAAAAATAAATAAACTATCACGAAAAACCTTTAAACCTGTAATGTCATCGTCAACTCGGATGCTACCTGCTCCAAGTGCTACAGAAAAGTTATCTTCGTCAAAAGGTAAACTAAAAATAACTTCTTGTGGTGTACCTGACATTCCTGCATAAAACATATGTTCTTTAAAAGAAGCAACAAACTTAGCACCCGTAACTGTAGGAGGAAATAAATCAGCAACGGTAGCACCAATTTTATGTTCAGCCGCAGTAGTTCCACTAGCAGCCCTAGTCACTCCTGTAAAAGTAGTAGCAGTAACTCCTGTATATGTAAATATTTCGCTATTGATTAATACTGATTGAGTACCAGAACTAGGATCAATAAATCCTGCAGTGCTTTTTACTGTAATTGTACCTGAACCTGATAGTGTTGCATCAGCAGCAATATCAGCACCTAGTGATGTAGTTTCACCTGAACCAACATTAGAAGAAGAGATGTCTGTAGCAGCAATAGCACTATTAAAAACTGTAGGTGCATTTGTTTCATCAACAACAATAATCTTATCATTGCCATCAAAGTTAAATCTTTCAAACCTATACTTTACTGCATCTGTTCTGCCCGTATCTCTTTCTGTCCAGTTCTCTGAGATAATAGTATTGAGTGTATGGGTTGCTGCAGTAGTGCTAGAAGTTGCACGTGTTACCCCTGTAAAGGTAGTGCTTGTAACTCCTGTGTAGGTAAATATCTCTGAAGTTATTTGTAGTGTACCACTAGAAGAAAACCCTGTAGTGCTATCTACTGTAATAGTACCAGAGCCTGTCATACCTGTAGCTGCTAGTATCTTTACAGACAACTCTGTAGAGGCAGCACTAAATATCTTTTCACCTCTGGCTGCTACTACTTTGTTTGCAAAGTTAGCTACCATTAATACTTTTTCAGAATTGCTTGATGTAAAAGGAACTACGTGATTTATAAATTTACTGTAGCCATCTATTCTTCTGTAGCCACCTTCAATGTCTGGTTCAAAGTTTTCTAGTTCTAGTGCCTCTCCCGGTTGCATAAGAAAAGTAGAACGATTTAAAACTAAACCGCCCTCACAGTTAAATGCTACTGGTTGTACTTGGGAACTATCAGGCATTAAAAGGAAACCCCACCACTAAATCTACTAGGTCTGTAGACTACAGTTGATCTTACGTACTCGTATTTATTTATAAGCAAGCTCTGCATATTCTTAATGCCTTGCTCAAACCGTGTAAAGTTTAATTGGTACTGTTGCATTTCACCACGATACTGATAAACAAACCCAGAGGCTCCATCAATAACAATAGGAGCAAATCTATCTGGGATAGTAGTAACATCTCCATGTGCAGTTAAGTCATCAGGGAATGTAAAGTAATCAAATGTTAGAGTGTATTCTTTATCAGGAAATGGGTATAGCAAGTAGTTGTTATCTAGTGTGCGTACAATGTACTGTGGCACACTACCGTTATCAAACTGAGCTACCTTTACCCCACTACTATGCGTTGCTGCAGTAGTGCCACTAGCACCCCTAGTACAGCCTGTGAGGTCATTGCCAGATATTGCAGAATAGATAACTTGCTCACCAGCAATATGTACTGTGCCTGATGCAGCAAACCCTGTAGTAGATGTAAGGGTTAGTGTCGTAACAGAACTAGAGTGTGAGCCATTTAAAGTAGTTGAAACAATATCATCTTCTTGGTTAGCAAATTCTTTACTGATGTATTCGTTGTAATCTAGTTTAACTAAGTTAGTGCCAGAAACATTAAGATCAGTATTCTTTTTAATCCTAGCAGTATTGTAATCAATGTGTTTAGCACTAGTAGGTAAAGTGTATCTTACTGTGCCGGGAACTAATGTAGCGGTTTCTGTAGCATGATTAAAGGGATAACCAAACTCTTTCTGATTAATGTATCTGATAGCTTCATTAACAGCATTCTTACATTGAATCTGTACACCCCTAGCATCCGTAAAATTACTAGAAGTAAGTTGTACTTCGTTCATACGGGAAATAACATCGTTGGTTAATGAAAGAAATGTAAGAGCCATTATGTTTCCTCAAGATGCACTAAAGGGGCCAGCATATAGCCAGCCCCAAAAGTATATATTATATTACAGCAGATCACGTTGGGCTTCACCAGCCTCAGTGTGAGCAGCCGAAATATCTGCAATTACTGCATAGACACGAAGGCGTCCAGTAGCAGCAGCAGCACCAGCAATAACAACATCAATGGTATCTGCAGCAGCAACAAGAGCTAACGCAGCAGCCGCATAAGTAGATGCAGCACCTGTATTTACAACGTTAGCTTCACCGTTAGTACCAAGTACAAGGTATGTACCAGCAGCAGCATCAAGTGCAGCACCGTCAATAATGTCATCTCCACCAGCAAAGTCAATATTACAAGTACAACTTGCAGTAAAGGACTTCATGATTTCCGCTCCACCAGCAATCATCACTGATTCAGAGGGGATTTCAAGTAGTTGGAAAATGTCACCATTAGCAATGGTAGCACCTGCAGCAATCATAGCATCAATATCTAAAATTGCTTCAATAGTCCGTACAACGTTACCAACTACTGTTGGAACAGCAAGAACGTTTGCTCCAACACCAGCAGTATCAACGGAAGTCATATCAAAAGTAGCCATAGTTTATATCCTCCCTTACGCTGCGTTATAACGAGCAGTGACGATTGCTTCTGGACGAAGAATCTTCCTACCGTATAAATGCATACCACGAACAATGTCAGCAAAGCTGTCAGGGTCACGATATGTTTCTGTCTTATTGATTTGCTCCGCAGTAGCTACAGAGGAATCGTGTCCCGCCATAATTACTCCGAGGTTAGTCAGTTGGTTTGCGGTTCCTGCAGTTCCCGGTCCAGTGCCTAGTGCTGGCAGATTGGACGAAGAGTATACACGAAAGCCATGAAAGTTGCTTACGGTTAGACCGTTACGCAGTCCACCAGAATCACCGAAATCTGCATTCATGAAGCGTGAATCTTCATCAGCAAGAATTTCCATGAATACTGGATCAACTACCAGCCAGCGACCTTGTGAGTCAACTTGCTGTTGGTCAAGCAAACGCTTCATACGAGCAATAATCATTGCAGGAGAAACAGTTGCAGTTGGCAACGAAGTAGCACCCGGCATACGTGCAGTCACAGGAATTGAGTGAGTGCCAGCAGAGGTAGTAGTAATGTTACCAAAGTCACCCTTATGCAGTTGCATAGAGGAAAGCAGTTCATTAGAACCTGCAGTTGCAACAGCCTTAGAGCCATTAACTGTAGTGTTAAGTGTGTCAGCTTTGCTATGCAAAGAGGACTGCTTATAGCCAGCCATGTAGCCAAGGACTTCTTGGTCATGGTTATCTGCCAAACGATATGCTGCACGGTTAGATGCAAGGTCCATGAAGTTCACATGTGAGTGTGCTTCTTCAATATCGTCCATCTTGAAAGCAAAGTAATTCGCTTTGTCAATGACTAATGAGAAATCGGCGTCCTCTAAATCCTGCGCTGTGACATTTGTGCCACGTGCATATTCAGATACTGAAATCTCAGGTTCTTTAATGATCTTGACTGTATCGCCTTGACCAGAAATTTCCCCCATGTAATCGGAGTTAGTGATGTCACCAACAACAGTTGACTTGCGGAACGCAAGCTGTACCTGTTTGCTGTAAATGACTGGGCTGAAATTACCATTAGGTAGATTTCCATAACCCGTAGCTGTCGTAAATGCCATTGTAATATCCTTTGCATTAAGACACAGATACAAACTTAAATGTAATTATTGAGGCTAATTCTTTTGGGTAACATCCTATAGAAAGTCGGCCAACCTTCTACACAACGGGCCAGAGACATTAGGTAGTCGCTAGAACTATTCATGTTTGTGAGAGAAGTTTAACGCAGGTAGTCCTAAAGTATGGGGGCTGCGTTAAACCTATTGTATATAGTTATATTCTTTAAACTTGTATTGTCAAGTCTTTTTATCGTGCGCTACCAGAAATATCGTAAATAAAGTTACCAGTTCTAATAGCTTCCATGATTTCGTCTTGTTGTTTCTCATACTCTTTGCTAGTCATCTTGTTTACACGTGACTCAGACATCTTGTTATTGTTAGATGTAGCGTCAGGTTGACTACGACTGTTACGAGTATTCACTGACTTAGCAGCATCCTTACTGCTAGGCTTCTTAGTTTTAATGCCCATGTCTGCTTTGTACAAATCAATAGCACGTGCGGCAGACCTTGCATCATTGTCGTTCTCATACAAGGCATCCTGAACCCACTTAGGTTGTTCTTCTGCCCAGTTATGAAATTCATCACTATCACGTATCTCACCGAAGTCAGGGTGAGCTTTAAGTAACTCTACCTCTGCACGATCACGTGTTGCGGATTCCCGCATAGCGTCAATCTCTTTTACTTTATCCTGTAGCCCTGCCTGTTGCTCACGTGCTTTCTTAATAGCAATAGTTTCAACAATAGCAGCTACGTCTGGATACTGACTTGCCCATGCATCAATGTCTTCATCTGATTTAGGTAGCTGCATTTCCTGTGCAGTACTCTGTTTAAGCTGAGACTCAAGGGCGTTAATACGACTTTCTAAATCTTCTTTAGCTTTCTGTGATCCTCTACGTAGATCAGCATAGCGTTTCTTATAACTTTTTTCTTCTGCATTCTCAGGCTCTACATCTTCTTTTGCTTGAGCATCTGCTTCTTTTTCTGCGCCTTCACGTTCTTCTAACATCTGGCGTAGTTCTTCTTCGTCTTCTTGTACTCGTTCACGTACTCGACTCTTACGCATCATCATTGACTTAGGTTGTTCTTGTGTTACTACTAGTTCGTTTTCCATTATAGTTCCTGTTTACTGGGGCCACCGTAGCCTGTGTTGTAGGGGGGTGAGTAGCCAGTTCTGATTAGCCGTTTAACGTGCGGCTAGACCACGCCTTGTTGGTGCTTCTGCTGTGGCAAACTGCCCTAGCATACGATCAAACTCTGGACCGAAAACTTTACCAATTATTTCCCTCAAGGGGCTATTCATTACTTCACGAATTTTAATCTTGTCTTCTTCTTCAAGAGCTTCAAAGTTAGTCCATACTTCTAAGAAATCTATTTCCATTATGTTTTTCCATTTGATGTAGTTATCAAACCAACAAAGTAACAGATAGGTTCTAGTATACTTCTATATACCATTCCTAGTGTATCTCGTTTGTTACCTTTTGATTGGAGATATATGTCTGTTGTTCTGTGTCTAGCAATGTGTTCTAAACAATTTCTTACAAACTTATTATTCTTTTTATACCCTATGTTTATTAAAGGAAGGAATATCCTATGATAACCTACTTGATGCTCCTTTGTCAAGTTGTTTTTTGAATGAGTTAGCCATATTTTATTTCTAAAAGAACCAAAGCCATATGCATCATTCATAGCACTACAAACAATCTTACTAGAACTGCCATCTCCACCGCCACGATCTTGCTCTTGTTGTGCATTTTCACCGGGGCCACCACCATCAAACATGTCGGCAAAGCTAGTAAAGCCACCAGTATTGCCGGGAGGATCAGCAGGTTTAGATGGAGGATTATTTTCTTTATCTTTTTTGTTGTACCTTACACCATTTTTAGTTTCTTGTTTGGCTGTAGCTTTAGCTGGTTTAGAAGGTTGGTTTCTAGTCTTATCAGGCACTACTCCTGCACCTGTGTAGTCACCACCAATTTCTCCTTTGCTATTAACAACAGATGTTCTACCAAATGTATCTTTAACAAACCTCTGTCCTTCAGCATCCCTAAAGACAGTCTTACCACCAGCACCTCCCGGTGCATTTCCAAGGCCGGGATTTATATCTCTAAGTTTAAGAACCTTACCTGTACTATCATTTACCATTACACCCATTGGATCAGAGTCAGTAGACATTTTACCTACAGGTACACCACCAATAGTACTGCCTGTTCTGCCAGTTTTTTCTGCATCTTTAATAGCAGCTTTAATTTTTTGCTGATTAACGGGTGCTTGATTTGAGATTAAAGAATTACGTAAGGATACTACTTGTGCCATTTCTCCAGCACGGCGTTGCGCTCTTGATTGCACAATAGGTTTTGGTTTAACTAATGGTGCTTTTACAGGATCACCAAAAGCATCAAGGCTTACTTTAGCTTCTTCTGCAGCCATACGTCTTTGATCGGCAGTTAGTCCTTGTGTACCTGCAGTACTAGTAACTGGTAGTGCGCCTCTTCTTAGATCAAGTGGCC